CTGGAAGCTCACCTTCACCAAGCCCGCCAGAGCGTGTGGTTGTAGCCTCACTTGTACCAAACTTTTCAGCATACTGCGCTAGGCTATTTCCTTTAACCGTAGAGCTACTATCATCAGGGTTATATTCGCCATCAGTCTCTAGAAACTTCTTCATACCGCCGTTGCCACCGAGGTGCGCCATTGCGATAAGTCCTGAACGTGTGATGTTCACCCCGCCTACAGTCTGGCCTACAAACTTGTCTAGGCCGTTGTCATCGATAAAGGTTTCAATATCTGCAAAATGCCAATCAGCAATCTTCTCCTGCTCTTCCTCAGACATTGCCTTTAGATCAGCAACAGTGTGAGAAGTGTTATTGGCGTTATTGTAATCATCTAAACGAGCTTGTCCAAACTGATACAAGCCTACATGATCTTTGCCATCTTCTTTGTTAAAGTCTACGGCTTCAGTATCTCCGCCGCTTTCACCTGAACGCAGGGCGTCACGTACCCCTGATACAGTTGCTGGATCTCCTTTAGGGCCAAGGATGGCATCCATCTGTTTGTCCATGCCACCCCGTAAACCATCTACAGTGTTTCCAATTTGGCCTGCAGCCTCATTATCACCTCTACGGTCAGCATCCATGTAAGCATTGCCTGTACTCGGCACAGATACATCCAGATCTACATCACTACGGCGTACTTGCATCGGCCCTACTTCTGTTATGCGTTTGTTAAGCTCTGTGAACTTATCTTCTGCATCGGAATAGCTATCGCCATAAGCCTGCAGGTGATCCATAGCAAACTGCATAAAGTTAGGATTAGTATCATCTCTGCCGTTTTGCTGCAGAAGTTTTTTAGCCTTAGTGCGTCTTTCACGAATAACTTTTTCTTCTTGCTTCGCCTCTGCAAGCGCAGCCTCTAGCCTACGCTTACGGGCTGACTCATTCTCCCGTGCAAGTGCCCTAGCATCTGTACGCTCTTCATCTGCAAGCTTATCAGCACGATCTCTGGCATACCGTTTATCCGCTGCTTGTTCTGCCTTCCTTGCACGAAATGCATCAGAAAAGCTGCTCGTGGCAGCTTCAAAGAAATAGTCAGAGTTACTACGGGCAGGGCGGCGATAATCTAGCTCACCGCTTTCGATTTTAGCTTGGGTGTCACGCCATCCCATTATAGCATCTCCTCTTCATCTTCTTCTTCGGATTGACCAAGCATAGCGGCCTGTTCCTCATCAGAAGCAGGCTCATCCCCTTCCATAGGCGGGGCCATAAAGCCCATTGCACCTTCAGGGTTTTCCTCAATCTCAACCTCATCTGCTTCGTCATCATCATCGTCTTCAAGGATGCCCAGCGCCATTTTGAGAGAGGTAGGTGTGATAGGCTGGCGGTTCTTTTGCTCAATGCCCATCTCGTATTTAATCTCGTTCTTCTTAGCCACAATCTCGATATAGCGGGCTAATGGCCCAGCCATCAGGACAGCAAGATCGATAGGGAACTTGCCCTTAGAGATGCCCTGCATCAGCAAGGATGAAACGACAGTAGTAATAGGCAGGCCAATCTCTAACATGGAGTATGTAAGCTCGGCTTGTTCCTGTTCAGAAAGCTTCTCAATTAAATAGTCTACACCATCATCATATTCAGTGATTTCTGGTGGCCTGTGCCACGGATAGTTGCGAGTATCAGATGTGAAGTTCTCGCCGGGTATGGGAGCATCAAACATTTTAAGCATCGTCATCTAGCTCCTCTTCGTCTTCTTCCACCTCATCAAAGTCACCATCTTCTATGGCTTCCTCATAGGCATCAAAATAAGCAGGGGTATAGAAAATCTTCCCCTGCTCTGCGACATTACCTGTTTCTTTCGCCATCTTACCGTCTAGGAAAGCTCGGATAGACCTAATGACTGCTTCTTCAAATTTCATGTTGGCAACTTCCTGTAGTTAATACGCAGGTGACCATCCTCGCCTACCTTCACGGCTTGCGGGTATTTCTGTGCTACTTCTTGCGCTAAGTAACCTTTGGTTCTCTGACCTTTAGAAATCCGTTTGCCTTCTTCAGTCCAATCCCACTCATACAGACCTAAGCCGTTTTTAGCGGTGCCTGTCTTACGGATGTTTTCTTTAAGTGCGGTATCTGAAAACGTAAGGATATCTCCCCAATCAAGATCCCCTGCTATTGAGCCAGCGAGATCACCCAAAAACCCAAAAAATCCGCCACTACTATTGCTTTTCTGTTGGGATGCTTGTGCTTGGATCTGAGCTATCAGGATGGCACGATCACGATCTGCTTCGTTTTCTGCATTTTTGAAGAGATAATCTAGCTGCGAGTCAATACGATCCCACATTCGATTTAAACCTTCCTGAGATAGGTCTAAGATGTTTTTAACATCCTCGCTTGCCGCATCAAACTTCATCTCTGTTTCCGTCTCTACAACAGTCTGCCGCCACTTAGCGTTGGAAAGATCTATGTTGTATTGCAGGTCTGCGTAATACTGATCACGGTCATTCTCAATCTTTGCATTAAACTCAGAGGCATCATTAACCTCACCTGCATTAAACCGCTTCATTTCATTTTCAGCTAATGCAGTGGCTTCGTTAGCCCGCATGATCAAACCATCGTAGTATTTTTTAAAATCGTTCTTTGCTTCGGCTGAAAACAACCGTTCAGCATTTTTAGCTTTAGTATCTTCAAACAAAGCATCTACGGCTGCTTTTTTATTCAACACCTCGGCTTGTTGATCGTTAGACAAATTCTCTAGGTTCATGTCGAAAAGCTTCTGGGCATTGTTAACGGCAGCGGTTTCACGGGCATCCATATTGTTTAGCTCAAACTTAGACAGGGTGATTGCTTTGTTAATGAAAGCTTCTTGTCGGTTATCTAGGTTTTCAATCGTCAGGGTTTGAAAGAACGATGCTTCCTTTTCAGCAATACCTAGAGCGCTTTCCATTAAAGCATTAGCCAAAGCTGCAGTGGCGGCGGTGCCTGACATACCACTAAACGCAATTGTTTTTTGGACATTGCGAGCAGCCCCCTGCGCCCAAGAAGGGATTTTAGGCTGTCCGTCTGCATCCTTAAATTCACTGCCTATAATATCCATCTGACCGATAATAGTTGCCTTGGAGTCGGTGTAGTTTCCTTCGCCTAGTTTATCTGCGAGAAGCTTACCCGACACGGTAGATGTATCGATAATCGTAGAGATATCTTGCGTGGCGTACTTATTTAGAGCTTTTCCTGCGTAGTTGGTGCTTCCATCCTCATTTATGCCAGTGTAGGCACCTTCCATATCTATTTCATAGTCAGAGCTATCTATCTTCTCATCTTCCGAAACAGAGCCTTGTTGGGAGTCTACTTTATACTTTTCGTTATCTGTAACTTTGTCTCCAATAAGGGCTTCATTATATCCTACGGAAGTACCCGCTGTAGGGGCGGATGTTTTTACAGCATTTTGTACTTGAGTAGCGGTGTAGCTAGGATCGTCCCCTTGAGTGAAGATGTCTTTAGTGCCATCGATGTTAGTACCTGTTGCATCAGCATCCATCGCAGGCACAAGATCAGTAAGATTAGCTCCTAAGTTGTTAATATAGGTAGACGGATCATCCAACATAGCTTTAAGGTCTACATTTGAGGCATCCATACCTGATTCCGACAGTAATTCTGTCAGAGCATCCGCATCATATGCACCTTTTTCTTCTGCAGTGTTAACAGCCTGTGAAACCTGTAATGCTTTAGCTAGATCTTTATCATCTTGATTGTCAGATGCTAGAAGCTCCTGAATCCGTGAATAGTCTGTAATATCATTAACTGAACCATCAGAGCCTACAGAAACGTCGTAAGGAAGCCCTATTTTGTTAAAAGAATAGTTAGTTCCATTTTCACGGGTATAGACTGCTACACCGTTGTACGTTTCTACCTTATCCGTCTCAAAGTCTATTCCGCCTAGCCATAATATAGCCTTACCTACAGGTGTCTTTTCCAGAATGTTTGCAACATAACCCGCCTCGCCTGTAAGAGCTTTGGTATCGATACCTGTAATTTGACCTTTGTCATTTGTGGTATAATATTTGGGATCCCAGAAATATCCTGCGGAGCCATCTGTATTAGGGCCTTGATATTCATCTCCATCTGGATTGCCATCACCAGAGTTGTCGCTATTCCCATAATTTACCGTACTCGCACCTGGTGAAGTCTCAGTGTAGATATTGCCACTTCCAAACGTATCATCGAGGTTATTAGATGATGCATCATCATTATTATTGCTGGTATACCCAGTACCTTCACCACTACCATACCCTGAAGAACCTGGGGGATATGCAAGAATACCTGCAGGCCCTTTAAGCCCCATACCGCCTCGTGCCCGAAGTAGCTTTTCTTCTTCAGGGTTAATGTACGCCAACATGTGAGGCTGCCCTAAAATGGATGTATATCGGGGCGCTTTAGTTTTTGCGACTGCCATTATAGTTTATCCCTCTCAGTATTACATGTGCGGATACGGTCACGTAGCTTCGCATAATCCGTGATAACCATCGGAATGGTTGTGTAGCCTTCGTCTAAGGCTTCCAGTTCGTCTGCTAATGCTTTGTTAGATGCAGGAGAGTATTGCTCCATCGGGGGGCAATATACTTCCAGCTTAGTTCTATAGACCGTTCCCTCGCAGGCGGTCAGTAAGACTGCGGCGATCAGTAATAGTATCGTCTTCATGTTCTGCCATCGCTTTATAAAAATCAGACGTTTTCTTTTGCGCCTGTAGATCGTCCCGAAGGACTTTATTCTTTTCTTTTGCAGCGCCTTTGACCTTGCCCATCACGTAAATGATAGGCAGGGCCAGTGCTAAAGCGCCGATAATATAGGTTTTGATCTTTCCAAAGATAAACATCAGTGGACGCCTTCTTTGTGATCCTTAAATCGGGCATAAGCAGCCAAGGCGATACCGCCAACTGCACATAACAGGAAGATCATCTTTAGGCTCTCAGCATAGGCTACAAGCCCCTGTAGCTGCCCTGCCATCTCGTTAAGGCCAGTAGCTGCACCAGCGATTCCCACCCCTGCCATAGTCTTAGATTTAGCCAGTGGCTTAGGGGCTGCAGAGGATATCTTCTGCGGGGCAACAGGGCCACCGTCATCCGCTGGTAGTTTAGCATCTGAAGAAAAGATAGCGGCTTCTGCAGACCGCCTACGGGTGAGGCCCTTGAGCGGCGTAAGCTGCCCATTAACTCTGGCCTTATTCCAGCGCATAAGCTGCTCTGGTACATCGTCGTATAAACCCTTGTTCAGCTTTTTTAAAAGCGTAGAATTACGAAACGCACCCCCACCTAAGTTGAATACGAATGACACTAAACTATCGAACTGGCCTTGGGTCAGAGGCACAGTAACATACTGCTTAACAATATCCGCATGTTCACGAATATCGTCTAATAGCCGAAGCTCTGCTTCTGCCGCTGTTATCTTCATGCCAGAGCGAACACCCTTGCACGAGCCAAAACCAATCGTCCAACGGTTTGAGGGACAGCGATAGCTGCTTATCATACCGTCTGGTTGAACTTTATGTAGACCTTCAAAACGCTTAATGAGATCTACGCCTTCGTCTGATACTGATTGTGGATGCATTATTATACCGTTGCTGTGAAGGGTGCCATAAATCCCCCGGTTGGTACATTTGTCTCTCCATTTGGAGATGCCTGCAGAGCAGGACTCAAATTACCCATAGATACACTGGCACCGGGGAGTGTATCGATCCCTGCAAGTTTGGCTAATGCTTCGTTAATGTTGAACACTTTATTGCCGATTGCTAAACCTTGCTGATCAAATTTCTGGATCATAAGGTTGCCATTTTGGTCTATATTACGC